GCGTGGGTGGCGATAGACGAATCCGATAGCTGGTTTGTCTACCGGGAGTGGCCGGATGGCAACGTGGGGGAGTGGGCGAAGTGGACGGGGGGTAAGTGGTCGAGCGGGGAGGGGGCCAAGGGGTTGGGTTATGGGATAAAGGACTACGTTGAACTCATCACCAATTTGGAGTCAGAAACCAAGGACACCATCTTCGAGAGGTTCATCGACCCGCGTCTTGGCGCGGCCAAGTACCAGACCCAGGAGGGGGCCTCGTCGATCATTGAGGACTTGGCGGACGCCGGACTGCTCTTCATCCCGGCCCCTGGCATTGACATAGAGGATGGCTTACAGGCGCTCCAAACCAAAATGGCATACAACAGGAAGAATCCCATTGACTCAATCAATCGACCTCATTTCTATATTTCGGAAAGATGTCAGAATGTTATTTCAGCCTTACAGGAATACACCGCAGATGGCGGGAGTGACGAGGCGTGGAAAGACCCCATTGATGTCATCCGCTATCTCGCTGTGTCCGGGGTGGGATATGTAAACCCGGAATCAATGAAGGTGGTTAAACAATCCAAGGGAGGGTATTGATGAAAAAGAAAGTGAAGGCTCCGGTGGAGGACATCCCGGAACCGCTTGAGGCCCCGCCCGAGGTGACGAGCCAATGCAGGGTGAGGGTGTTGCAGCAGGCGCAAAACCCTCAATGGGTATATGTCCTTGACCCCAACGGGATGGGTAAGCTGCCCGTGGTCATCCCCCGCCGTCTTTCCGGCAAGCTGGTGGGCAAACAGATTTTCATTGAAGCCATTTCAGACTCAACGGGTACAACCCACCGCTACGTTGAAGGACAGCCCCATTGATGCCACGACGGACAATAAGTGGCTCATCCATCACTCGGACAGGCTGATAGCCTATGAGTACACCCTGAGAATGCGGGGGGGGGTGACGCAGGAAATGTTCCCCGACGAATTGGCTGATCGGATAGGCCGCCCCAAGGAGTATGTGGCGTCCATAATAAAAAATGCCATTTCCCGTGCAAGGGAATGCTATCATACCCAGCAAGCCCATGCAAGAAACCAAGTCGCAGCACGCCCTCACATTCGTTGACCAAGAAGGTCCAGATGTACTTGCACTTCGCGGAGCCTATGACCGCACGCTAACCGAGCTGTCCACCTACTTCAACCAATGCATCAGCAGTTCGGACAGCCGTCGTTGCTATTGGCCGGGTAAGTCGGCGGATATGAGGAAGCACGGGTCGGATGCGTTCCCGTGGGAGGGGGCCTCAGACACGGAGGCTCGCATCATAGACGAGCGGCTGAACAACTACATTTCCCTGTTCATGGCTTCTCTGGCTAGGGCGAACATCCGGGCCTACCCAACGGAGTTCTCGGACACGGGTCGGTCCCGCGTGGTGAGCGCATTTCTCAAGTGGATGGTGGCCTCCTACATTCCCCGCTTCCGACAGGAGATGGAGCTGGGGGCCAACTACTTCCTGGAGCGCGGCCTGATGATTACCTACATCGGGTGGGAGCGTATGGAGAAGAAGTTTCTTCAGAAGGTGGAGCTCAACCAAATTGCCCTGAGTTCACCGGATTTGGCCCGCCTCATTCTGGAGGGGCAGAATGACGACGAAATCATCCAGATGTTTAGGAGCGTCTATCCCGATTTGGTGGATAAGCGGGCGAGGAAGGCCCTCAAGGAGCTTAGGACAACGGGGTCCAGCGAAATCCCGGTAAGCAGGCTGTCGGTAGACCGGCCTTTTCTTCAAACGTGTGCCCCGGACGGGGATGTCTTCTTCCCCTCCTACTGCATCGACCCGCAACGGGCACCGTTCGTCTTCTACCGCACCTTCCTGTCGGTGCAGGAGGTGCTCTCCAGGGTGGCTTCGGATGGGTGGGATGAGTCTTGGGCGGAATACGCCTGCTCCAAGTTCCGTGGCGTCAACACCTACAACCTGGAAAACGTCTACGGCAGCCGGGGTTCTTCTTCCACCCGCTATTCCCAGCAGTATAACGCCGCCGAATTGGTGGAGGTGGTGTACGGCTTCCAGCGGCTTATTGACTCCGAGGACGGCTCCGAGGGCATCTACTGCACCATTTTCCATCCCAAGTTTTCGGGGAACAACGAGACGCAGGGCTACGCCAAGTTTGAACTGCTCAACGGGTACAACGACTACCCCTTCGTCGTAACCCGACTCAGCAACGACTCCAAACGGCTCTACGAGGTGCAGACGTTCTCGGACCTCCTTCGTGGTCCGCAGGATTTGGTGAAGTCGGAGCGTGATAGCCGCACGGATCGTAACAGCCTCGCCACCCTACCCCCCATCCTTCACGCTCCCGGAAACGCCCCTTCCGATTGGGGGCCTGGGCGCTATGTCCCCGTGCGCCGAGCCGGGGAAATCACCTTTGGGCCGGTCCCGCCCTACAATCCGGGTTCCGTCGAGATGGAGCGAACGATGATTTCGGCGGCAGACAAGATTGTTGGATTGGCCGTGGACGACCCGCTCTCCCCCATCCGGCAGCAGCATTTCGTCAATAAGTTCCTCACGCACGCGCAGGATGTGCTCAAGATGGCCTTCAAGTGCTATCAGAGGTTTGGCCCCGATCAGGTGTTCTTCCGCGTAACCGGGGTGGCCGATCCCATCCAGTTTGACAAGGGCGACCCGAATGAGGACTTCGACATCCGCATCAGCTTTGATGTCCTGAACAACGACCCCGAAACCCAGGAGGCCAAGCTCAGTCAGTTTGTCAGCCTGCTGCAACTTGACAAGAACGGGCGCATCAACGCGGACAGCCTGCTGGAGGCGATGGCCGGTTCCATTGACCCCATTATGGCTGACGCCGTCCTCCAGCCCGCTGAACAGGCGCAACAGCAAGTCGTCAAGTTGGTGACGGATGACCTGGCTAAGATTTACGCGGGCATTGAGGCTGGTGCCCGACCCAACGGGGCGCAGATTGCCCTTCAGGTGGTCCAGCAATATGTCGCGCAGCCGGACATCGCCCAGCGCCTTCAGCAGGACGAGGCGTTTAGCGCCCGTCTCCAGAAGTACGCCAGCCAATACCAGTTTGCCTTGACACAAATGCAGAACGCCCAGATTGGTCGCATCGGTACGGCCCCCGCCCAAATGGGCGAGGTTTCCACCCAAGCGATCAATCGATGAACTTTTTTGGGAACAAGAAGCATCCGCTGGAGGAACAGGTTAGGTTCTTGGGGGAGCGGGAGCAGTTTCTGGACTTCCTGGATTGGGTGGCGGCTGGTAAGGAGCACTCCATCAGCCAGTTAGCCAAGGCCCCCGAGGGCAGATTGCGCGAGATTAGCGGCAAGATACAGGTGTATGACGAGATTCTGCATCTCTGTAATTACAACCAACTTCTCTACTTGCGGGCGGTGAAGAGGGCGCAGGGGATTCCAGCTTAATCGGCGGTGTGCTAAACTCGGGGCCTCGCAAGCCCGTGGCGTAAAGACGGCACCCATAATGTCAAAAGAAGTCCAATCGGCTAACGCAGGAGCCGACCCAAAACCTGTGGTCAAAAACATATCAAATAGCGAGCTAATCGCTATGCGGTATAAGGCTATGACGGAGGCTGGAAAGGCGCAAAAACCGCCAGAACAGCCAAAGGAGGAGCCTAAAGAGGTGGTTCCTAGCGAACCTGAAGAGCCCCAGAAAGAGGCCGCGCAAGAAGAGCCCGCGCCTAGTTCCGAGGCCGATCAGCAAGCGAAGGAACAGAAGGTTCTTTCAAAGGACGTTGAGCTGGAAAACATGAGTGAGGCAGAGCTTAGGGAGCTTGCCCAGAAACTCGGTAGCAAAGCCGTCGCAAGGTTTGGCGAATTAACCGCCAAGCGAAAGGCTGCCGAGGAGCAACTGGCCGCTCTCCAAGCCGAGCTAGCGAAGCGTGGTTCAAACCAATTAGAAGCCAAGGTGAGGGACAACCCCTACGCCACCATTGAAAAGCCTGATGAACTTCAAGCGAAGTTCCAGGAAGTTAGTGAGGTTATCGATTGGGCCGACGATCTGCTCGAAAAGGGCGAAGATTTAGGTGCCGAGGACGTTCTGACAAACGTCAACGGCAAGGACTACACTAAGCGAGAAATCAAGGAAGCCCTTAGAAAGGCCCGCAAGGCGAAGGAGGTCTTCTTGCCCGATCAGGACAAGCAGATTAAACTCCTCGCGGAGCGGAAGTCTCTCAAGGAGGCCCTCATTGAGAGGGCCAAAACCGAGCTTCCTTGGCTCCAAGGAGAGGACAATGATGTCCGAAAGCAGTACGAGGCGATGCTGTCTGATGAGCGACTGAAGGGGGTTGAGCGTGCCCTCCCCGACGTTGCCCCGCAGCTTCCCTACCTGCTGGCCCATGCAGCGAACAGCCTGTATGCCCGTCGCGCTGTGGATGCCAAGTCGTCCCCGCGACTCTCCCCCCCGTCTCCCGTGGTAAGCCAATCAGCCGACTCCTCAAAGCCTGAGATCCGTCAGTCAAAGGCCCTGAATGACCTTTCCAGCCGCTTTAACAAAAGCGGTAGTTACAAGGACTTTAAGGCAATCCGTGCTCTTCAAATGTCTCGATCTTAATCCACTACTACAATGGCGTTTTCTAATACCTACAGCGTCACGAACCCCGGTTCTGGCGTTTCCAACCGTGAAGACCTCACGGACGTTCTAACTATTCTGGCTCCCGAGGAGACCCCCGTCCTCTCGCTTGCCAACAAGAGCAAGGCCACCGCCACCTTCAATGAGTGGACTGTGGACGTGCTGGCTGCTCCGTCCTCAACTGGTATCCAGGAGGGTGCGGATGTCTCGACCTACACGGACAAGTTCGCTGGGCGTGCGCGTCTGGGCAACAACATCCAGTTGTTCCGCCGTGATTACATGGTGAGCCAGCTCCAGCAGGCGGTGGAATCGGTTGGACCGGCCCGCATTGCCGAGGCTGAGAGCAAAGCCGTCCGTGAAATCAAGCGTGACATGGAAAAGACGCTGTGCGGCGACCAAGACCGTTCCGTTGAGGATGGTGCGTCAGTCCGCTACGTCACCCGTGGTCTGGGCCTCTGGACCTCCAACACTCCGGGCGCGGATGTTCCCTCGAACTTCCGCACTCCGACAGCCTCCATCCACTCCTCTGGCGTTCTGACGGAGAATGCGTTCAACGGCCTCATCGCCTCCATCTTCACCCAGACGGGTACGGTGGATGCGCTGTCGCTGGTTGCTGGCACGACCCTGCGCCGCACGGTTAGCGGCTTCGCTCGGTCGGACAACAACACGAACGAGAACGTCTACCACGTCAACCAGATGGCGGCGGACAAGGAAATCACCCTTGCGGTGAACACCTATGACTCCGACTTCGGAATCATCACCGTCATCAATGGCAATCCCGCCTGCTTGCCGAATGAGTTGCGTGGCTACATCATCAACCCGGATTACATCGGGGTTGCGGAACTGATGAGCCTTGGCTCGACCCGCGTCCCGGATCAGGGTGGTGGTGCCCGTGGGTTTGTGGACGGCGCGATTGCGCTTCAGGTCTACAGCCCGCTGGCCCACGGCAAGATTACCGTGGTTGCCTAATAGGCTCCCTCGTCTAACAAGAGCCCGTGTGGTAGAATAGCCACACGGGCTTTTTTATGAACATCATCACGTCCCTCCCCCGCTATTCTGACGGTGAAGTCAACCGTGCCTTGATGCGGGAGATTCAAACCGGCATTTCCCTAAAGCAGGCTTGGGAGGGCGAGCGGGAGAAGATTTGCGCCCAACACGCCAAGAATGTGAAGGCGAGTGAGCCGTTAAGTTTCAAAAGCCTGCGGTGCTTGGCGGTCACCCCAAGCTGGGAGTGGTTCAATTTGCGCCGCAAGTATGGCGCTCAGGCCATGCACGACCGTGGGTTCATCAGGGACTACCAGAAGCGTTTCCCGCACCTGGCCCCCAATAAAATCTGATGCAAGACATCACCTATTCGAGCGTCTATGGGCAAGTGAAGGCTTTGGCCGGGGTCACGGACTTCACGGCAGAGGAGCAGGCGCTTATCACGACCATCATCAACCGGAGGTCCAAGTTGGCCTATTCAGCGTCCGACTTCTGGCCCCGGTGGTTGGTGGTGGGGGAGTCCCGCAATTACGCTTCCACGACGGTGACCGCCGGGTCTTTTGTCGTCGGATTGACCTACACCATCCTAACGGTGGGCAGCGGCACCAACTGGACCAGTATCGGGGCCTCATCGGCCACGGTGGGGGTGGTTTTTGTGGCTACCGGGGTTGGGACGGGCAACGGGACGGCCACCCTTAACAGCAACATAGTGCCTTACACCCAGGCTGGGCTTTCCAACATCGACACCTACCTACGCATCCATAAGAGCTATCAGCCGTTCTATCTGTATTCCTCGATTGAGGTGGAATACTACGTTGACAGCCAAGGTGCTCATGTAGTGGGAGATAGATCGCCTTCCGCCTCTACGTTTGTCACTTACAAAAAGGAGTGGAATGGCCCCTATACCACCGCAGCCACCAACATCCCGGAGGAGTGGGAAGACTATCTCGGTCACGGGACATATGCCGACTTCCTTCGCCTTGACGCTCAAAACGAAAAAGCCCTTATTGAGGAGAAGGTTGCAGAGGGCATCCTCAATGAGGCGTTGATGCGGGTTGATGTCACCAGGTCTTCGGGCATTCTTGCCCATCGCATTTCAACTACCATCAGCCGCTCCTCTCGGCGCAACTAAATGCTAGAATAAACACATGGCTAACGCAAAAATCGTCAACACCCCCTCTCAGGCTATTGCCCAGAGCGGGACCACCCACACGCAAGTGACCATTGGTAGCACGGCTGCGGCCATTTGTGGGTCTTTGAATGCTGGCACCACCCACGTTTTTGTGCAGTTTACGGGGGCCAATGCCCGCGTGACGTTTGACGGGTCCACCAATCCGACAACCTCGTTGGGTTTCCAGTATCCCGACGGTTCCACGGCCTATTGGACGCGGACGATGGCCTTGGCGGCCAAGGCTATTCGGGACGACTCCACGAATGTGGTGGTAGAGGTGCAGGAGCTTAACTTTCTGTAATGGCTAATGTTTTTGAGACCTCCCTGTTGACGCGGCCAAGCGCCGTCAATAATCGCGTAAGGCCGCAGTTTTCGGATTCGGCCTTTTGGTCGGCGGTTTTGATTAGCACTCCCGATACTCCTGCCCCGCCGTTAATCCAATACACTCTGGTTACGGGTACAGGAGATGAGCTTGTGGATGAGTTTACCAACCAGCTAGTAGCTGTTTCCTAAAATGCCTAACATTCGTTTCAAAGACCTTCCCACGACGGCCTCCAGCACGTCCTCCGACGACTTCCTTGGCGTAGATGGGGCGACGAACGGCACGCGCAAGCTGAACGCCTTCAGCCCCAGCTTTGGCGGCAACGCGACGGTGGGCGGCAACCTGACGGTGGGAAATGGCTCTGCGGCGATTGTTCAGTTTCTCAATCGAGGGACGACCTCGCAGTCTAATTTAATAAAATGGCAAACGGCAGGTGCTGATAATTGGTCTATAGGCTCTGGCGCAACTAGCACAAACACCAATCTTGAGTTTTACAACCATAACACCGCTAGCTCCAACCTCACGCTGAATCAGTCTACGGGAGCAGTCACCCTCTCGGGCAACCTCACCGTCAGCGGCGCGGGCAACAGCAGCGTGGCGGGCAATCTGTTGTTTAATACTAGCACGGCTCGCGGAATACTCACCATTAACAAGACCGCCAACGATACTCTTTCCACGGCAAACG